CGAATCAGCAATACCAGTATAATAATCATAATGATAAGAAGCTGGAACAGTATTAGATGTATTCGCATAGTTAATTCTCTGACGGAATTCTATAATTGGATTAATAGTTCCTACCTGGCGCTGGGTTACTTTTTCATAATGATGATTAGTGGATTGTGCAGTAGCAATTGAGCCATATTTGTTTATAATGAAATTTTCAAAATCCATATAATTCAATGGCCAGTCATATTGTGGATCTACCATATCATTGGCTAGAAGGATTATCCAGTGCGCTTCCGGATCGCGATAAACGTTATCTGCAAGAATCTCTGGTTTATCAGTTTCTTTGATTGTATAGACATAATATGCTGATGTATTATTCAAGACTTCTTTAATGATAGCCAGGCGAAAGAAAATGTTAGTGGCAATGTCATAATTAGTTGCTCTAGCCCTATTAACATCGTAAATAATTTTTGGAAAAGTATCTAGATAATTACCCATTTATTTAAAATCCTTGAGCAATTCTTGCTTTGTGTAGAATTTCAACTTCTCTAAAGGCAACACTTAGTCTTGCTGCTACTGGATGACCGTTTCTAAAAGTTGAATATACTCCTGTTGGTGCATAATCAACTTCAATTCTTTCAATGACACAAGTGCTGATTCTTGGTATATTTGTATTTTCTCTACCTTTATCGTAGAAAGTTATATCAAATTGAGCAGGCGGAATAAAGACTGGTAAAACACTAATATTAGCACCCAATGCAGCAACATCCAATTCAACAACACCCAATTCAGCAGCTGAATGAAATCTTAAAGTGTCTATAATAGCCTTCATTGTTCTAGATTCTGTTTCATTTTTTGGTGCCATTAGAAATTCAAAAGCGAATTGTCTTTGTGGCGTAGTACTAAAAAGCACTTCAACGCGAGGATTAATAGGATATCCCATCAGTTTAGAAGCCGTGCTTATGAGTCTACCGCTTGAATTAAGTATATTAGCAGCACCTGCTGCCAATGCACGGGCTACACTACCTGTTGCAGCACCCGCTACACCAGCAGCAATTGCTTGTGCACCTAGTTTCAATGCTTGTCCAAATAATGGTGTCAGAGCAACTTCTTCGTATATGTGTTGAGAGTTGTATATTACTGGAGTAGGCATGTGAATTGCAATTGACTCAACAATTCTTCTGGTACCTGAAAATAAAGCAAATCTAGGACTTAAAACATTTGTGCTATTAGTAGCGTCAATTCCTGCATAATTACCAAATTTTAATTTATCAACAGTTGAATAATCATTAGTCAAAACAGTAGAAGCGAAATTAGTACCTGTCAGAAAACCGCCCACAGTACTCAATGGTTTTCCACCATTGTCAACAGGAACGTTTATATTGATAACCATATAATGACCATTATAATCATTCGCTAGGTCTTCAGGAAAAACTCTATTTGTAAAATTATATCTAGACTGACCTAGACCAATCTGATCAATACTACGTTGAATATCTGCTGTATTTGCTGAAATCAGTCTTGTTAAATCTACCATTTATACGCTTTCTGATACAATTGTTGCATATATATTTATATGCACACTTACAAGGGTAAATTTATACCTAAAAATCCAAAGAAATATGTGGGTGATCCTACTAATATAATATTTAGGTCTCTCTGGGAACGGAGAGTCATGGTTTATTTAGACGAAAATATCAATGTAATTGAGTGGAGAAGTGAAGAAATTGCTATACCCTATTACGATCCTACTACGCGCAGAAATCGTAGATACTTTCCAGACTTTATAGTTAAAGTTAGAACAGCAGATGGAAAATCTAAAGTTTTAATGCTAGAAGTCAAACCAAAGAAACAAACAATAGAACCAAAAGTACAGAAGAAAAAGACTAGAGTCTATATCACTGAAGTCACTACATGGGCAACAAATGTATCAAAATGGGAAGCAGCGAAAGAATTCTGTCTAGATCGTGGATGGGAATTTAAACTAATAACTGAAGATGAATTAGGGATAAAGTAGTAGATATTATGATCTACATAGCAGTTATACCACATTGTCAAGAGCATGTCAAGTACTTTATATAAATAATTATTATGGCAGACAAAGAAAAACAAGCAAAAGACTGGTTTATTGGAAAAGCGCGTTCCGCAGCGGGCTATCGTAAAAATATTGTCAATAATCATGAAAGAGGCAGAGATTCGGCTGTTATAGGAAAAATGTATTTTTTTGTATATGATCCTAAACTAAAGCAAAAACTGCCTGTATATGATAAGTTTCCACTAGTATTTCCAATTGAAAGATATAGTGACGGCTTTCTAGGCCTTAATCTTCACTATTTGTCACAAGGCGAGCGTCAAGTACTATTAGGAAAACTGGATGATTTTAAGACAAATCAAAGATATGATGAAAAAACCAGACTTAGATTGTCATATGATCTCCTAGCATCCACTAAAAAATTAAACACCCTAGCACGACCATGCGTCAAGAGATATCTATTCTCTCAAGTTAGATCAAAGTTCGTTGAAATTACATCTAACGAATGGCAAAATGCAATTATGTTACCTGTAGAATTTTTTATAAGAAAGAGTTAAAAATAAATGGCAAGTAATCCAATAACAAATCCTGTCACATTTTTAGGAATGGATGATTTTCTGGCTATTTCAGATAGTCATAATGGTCTTGCGAAATCGTGCAGATATGCTGCTAGAATTACACCAACAGGAAATCTATTAGCGGGCTATGGTAATATTATGCGCGATTTAACATATCTCTGTGAATCAACAGAATTTCCTGGTAGAGGATTGCAGACAGTAGATGTTCGTTATTATGGACCAAGTTTTAAGATGCCTTTCAATACTCAGTATGAAGATATCAATATGACTTTCCTTTGCCGTACTCAATCATTTGAAAGAGAATTCTTTGATGATTGGATATGGATAATCAATCCAAACAATACCTTTGATTTTAGTTATAAGAGCGAGTATGCATCTAGAATTGACATATATCAATTTTCTGATCTACCTTCATCAAATGGTGAAAATCCAAAGGCTGAATACTATTTCTCAATTGAAGAGGCATATCCCACTCTTGTAAATGCGCAGCCAGTCACATGGGCTGACGATCAATTCCTTCGCTTGGGCGTGACATTTACATATCGCTGGTGGAAAAGACCAAATCGTGAGCCGCCAGTTCGTGGAGAAGGTGCCAGTGCATCATTTCAACTTACTCCAAGGTCTTCATAGTAATGAAAGGATAAATTATGGCTTTACCAAAGATAGAATTACCTATCTATGACTTGACTATACCATCTACAGAAAAAGTTATACAAATTAGACCATTTAAGGTCAAAGAAGAAAAACTGCTATTGATTGCTTCCGAATCTAATGATCCTGATGAAATGATCAATGCTACTAAACAAGTAGTCAACAATTGTATAGTTTCGGAAAAAATTGATATAGAAAAACTGACATTTTTTGATATTGATTATATTTTTATTGCCCTCAGAGCAAAATCTGTAGGCGATAAAATTGAAATGAAATATACTTGCAATGCTATAGATCAAGAAGGAAAGTCTTGTGGCGGTACCTTTGACGCAGAGATTGATATATCTAATGTCAAGGTAATCAAGTCTGATGATATGAAGATTGATATGGGAAATATTCATATGAAAATGAAATATCCTGGCTATTCAATCATGAAAACCATATCAGATAAAGACTCTATAATTGATAAAAAAATTAAGTTGATAGCGGCCTGTGTTGATGTAATTACTCAGGGCGATAAGGTCTATACTAAAAAAGACTTTACAGAAAAAGAAATGAAGGACTTTATTGAAAATCTTTCACGTCAGCAATATAAGAAATTAGAAGATTTTGTTGATAATTTACCTTATTTCATAGTTCGTCTTGAAAAAGAATGCCCGAAATGTGGATTAAATCATGTAATGGAGTATAATGATTTAACCGATTTTTTTCGGTAATGCTTGGTCATGATAGTTTGATGAATCATTTTAAGACTAATTTTGCGTTGATGCATCATCACAAATATAGTCTTTCGGAATTAGAAGATATGTTACCTTGGGAAAGAATGTTGTATGTTGATTTATTAAAACAGCATTTAAAACAACTAGAACAAGATGTGCGTGATCAAGCAATGCTTAATAAAAGAAGAAGATACTAATGGCAAGTAAATTTAGAAATTTAAACGTAAATTTTAGAGACGTGATGGGTTTGTCTGTCTCGCAGAGACTTGATATGCTTAAGAGTAGCGAGGGGCAAAGTATTCTTGCTGACTTTACTCCAGCACAACTTGCTGATATGTTTCCCAGATATTATTCAGAAAGATTGCCTTCAGTCGGCAAGAGTTTAAGCAGAATATCTGGTGGCAAAGTAGGTACAGATACAACTACT